GGCGCCGTTGAGGATGCCCGCCAGCACATTGGTGTCGATGACGATCTTCATCTGCTCGCCGGCATCGTCCGACCACATATTCAGCAGGTTGAGGTCGGTCTGCACCTCCATGACGTCGTCCAGGATGGTGTTGAAGTACTCACCCTGGTTGATCAGCAGAGAGATCATGTTGCCGGACGGACGCTGAAGCGCCAGCGCCTGGTCGGCGGAGTAGCTCGAGATCGTGATCGTCGGCTTGGTGCGGATGTTGACCGTATCGCCCTGGTTCTTGATCTCGCCCTGATAGTCGGTGTTCGAGATCGCGGCCAGCACGGTGCTGGCGTAGAACTTCTCGATCAGCTTGCCGGACCAAATGGTCGGAATGAAGCCGGTCGAGGCGAGGGTGTTCGCGGTACCGCCTACGGGATAGAGGGTACCGCCGGATGCTACTGGAAAGGTCACTGGGTTTCAGCTCCTGAGAGAAGGGTTACCTGACCCGCCCTTCCCTCTGCGCCTCGAAGATCTGAGCCTCGATGCGATTGTACTCCGCCTCCTTGCCCCGGAATTTTCCGCGACTCGAGTCAGCGTAGAACTGAGAAATTTGGGCGGTTGTGAAGGTGGGCTTCTCAACAGGGGCGCCAGAGGCCGCTGCTGTCTTTGCTCTGCCCGGTGCCGCGAAGGTGTCTAGCGGGATCTTGCCATCATCGGCAGGAGCCGGCGCACCGGTAGTTGCGGGAGCCAGGGCAGCCTCTTGAGCGAGGAAGCCGTTGAAGAAGGCGAGCACCCGAGGGGTATCGTTCCGCTCGTAAGCTGCCGTCAGCAACTCGTGTCGTATAGCACCCGAAAATGGATCTTGCAACTTCAGCCACGAATGAAATTCGGGCATGAAGTTTAGTTCGCGCCAGGACGAACATTTTTCGTCCAATGATACTTCCATGTTATGTCGCGCGGTCACTTTCGCCGCTTCGGCATTGCCGCCAAGCTGCGCCTTGAGGCCGTCGAGCTCGCGCTTCATCTTGGCCATCTCGGGCGTCAGCTGTTCGAGAGCCTTCTTGCCGACCACGGTCAGGAACTCCGCGCCGTACTCGCCGACTTCTTCAGCCGACAGCAGACTTGCAGGGTTCAGATCGGGCGACAGCTGCGCCGGCGGCGCCGCTTCGAGTTGCGCCATGCGCGCGGACATGGTCGCAATCTGGTCGCTCATCGAGCGAATGTTGTTCTGAGAGGCGTCGAACCTCCCCTTCATCGAGTTGTACTTGTGCTCCCAGCTGACTTCGGCGTTACCCGCCGGGGTAACATCCGCGGGCGCCAGGGGCGCGGCGGTAGCGGTTGGCTCAGCCGGCGGAATGTTGTTGGCGGCGTTGAAGGCTTCCTGGGCGGCTTCGGCCTGGCGGCGGATCGCTTCGGGGACCTTTACGTTCGGGTCGATCGGGGGCGGGGTGGCCATAGTCAAGTCTCCGTATCGCGCCACATGCGGCTAGAGCGGCAGGCGGGGCTTCTGGTTGAGGTTTTTTTCGATTTTTTCAGCGGTGGTTCTGCACTCAGCGAGGATCTTACGGAGTGCGACGCAAGCCTGGGCGCGGCCTTGCGCGGCCGGGAGGGAAAGAGCATCCGCGGACACGCATTCGTCGCGCTTGCCGTCGGTGTAGGAAGTGAGGGCCGATATGAAATCTGCGAACTCGGGCGGGGCGCGGCTGGCGAGACGAGCTGCCGCAATGACGAGATCTCGATCGCTCAAGACACGTCCCCGCTGGTGTCGGGCGGGCTCATGCCGAGGATGCTCTTGGCTCCGAGGCCGCCGGCACCCGACGGCGTCAGCTTCGCGTACTGGCTCAGCGTGTGCTGGCCGGCGGCGAGCGTGGAGAGCGCGGCTCGGTGAGGGAGCAACTCTTCAGTTGCTCCCTTACCAACGTGGTGCGTGACACCGGGGATCCGCGCCATTAGCCGTATGAGGCCGTGACGGTTGGGCCGGAGACTTGCATGTCGCCGCGCGGACGCGGGACCACAAGATACTGCCCCTGGGTCTTGGCGGTATCGGTCAGGGTGCCGATGAACTTTCCGGTCGCGTCCGTGATGAGGTCGAAGTATTTCTTCGCCACGAACTCGGTGAGGATCGCTCCGCTCGCGCCGGCGACGAGATCGCCACTGAACGCTGCGGCGGTGAGGTTGGCGCCCACGGCACTGGACGAGAAGTACGCCGCGAGGTTGAACACCGCGGCCACGTTGTTGCCCTGAGCGTCAACCACTTGGATGGTGTAGATGCACGTATTCGATCCGCCGACGCCGGGGGCAAACGAGATAACAGTCCCCAGCTCGCTCCATTTGAGGATTTCGACGATCGCCTTCTCCGCGTCTTCGTGGTCGACGCGCGTCCGGACAGTTGCTCCGATAGTCATAGTCGTAGTCTCCGATCAGGATGTTGGGTTAGCGGGCCGCGGTTGCGCCAGGCTTCGCGGTGCGGGTCTTCGCAAACCCGTACATCTTGGTGGTGCCGCCCTTGGCAAACTTGCCGCCGGCGCCGGACTTCGTGGACGTGATACCCGGCTTCTGGGTGCCAGCGTGCTGCTTGCCGAACATTTTGGTCGATCCGCCTTTGGCGAACGACGGGCTGCTGCTCTTCATCTCCTTAGTCTTCGCCATAGGTCTCTCCTGTTGTTGGCGTTAGCCAGCGCCGCCAGCGATGCGGGTCCGCGGACCCATATCCTTGGTGACGGTGGATTTCTGCTGGTTGCCCTGCGCCTGCGCGCCGGCGTCTGCCATCTGCTGCTGCGCGGCCTGGGCCTGCTGTTGTTCTTTGGCCTTGAGCTCGTCGTCCGACGGCACGATGTCGTCGCCGGGGATGCCGATGCCCTGCGCAACGGTGCGCAACACCTTGGCGCGGCCCGTGACGCCCATGATCCCCATGTCGATCGGGTTCGCGGTGGCCTGGAGAAATTCCTGTTGGCGGGAGCGCTCGGTCTCGCGCTGGATCGCGACGTTGACGCCCATCACCCGAATGCTCTCCTCTCCGGTGAGCATGCCCGAAGTGTCGGTGAGCATGATCATGTCGAACAGGTTTCCCAGCAGCGGGTCAAATACGTCGCGATCGACGTTGGCGGCGACCGTCTGCAAGATCTTCGAGGCGTTGCCCATCAGCATCGCCAGGCCGGACGCCGTGCGCCCTGCCCCGCCGCTGGTGTTGCCGCTCATATATTTCGGGATGGCGCTGAGCTCGTCCGCCATGTCCGAGAACTTCTGGTAGACCGCAATCAGCTCCTGCGAGTTTGACACGGGCTGGAAGAAGTCCACTGGCTTCTGCGAGGAGTTCGCCATGGGGTCGGACGTGACCCTCCACCGCTTCCACGGGTAGATGTCTTCGCCGTCTTCGTCGGGAGCCAGACGATCGGTGTTGACCACGACCTGGGGTCCAGATGCGATCGACAGGTTGTTCACCAGCGTGCGCAGCGTGGCGTTCATGACCTCGCCTATGTCGCTGAGGATGTCAGGAAGGCCGTTGCCCACCGGCGTGCCGGGAACCTTCTCGAAGGACGTGATGTAGTACGGGTGCCGCTTGCGGGGGCTCGGCGCCAGCTGCACCTTGATGATGTAGCGGCCGATCAGCCAGGCCTGGACGAAGTAGTCGCGCAGCGGATCGGGGATCTGCTTCGCGGTCATTCCGTAGTCGAGGAGCATCTGGCCCTGGATGTTGCCGTGCAGCTCGAGGCAGGAGATCAGCCCCGACTGGTTCATCAGCGGGTTCTCGCGACTCTCGTTGGTCGCGCGCTCGGCGTCCGTCATGTCCCAGTCGTCGTTGAGGCCGCCCTTACCGTAGTCCTCGAGGACGTGGCGGATGTTCTCGGTGTTGTAGCCCGGCAGATCCAGGAGATCGTTCAGGTCAGCGCGGGTCAGCCGCGTGCGCTCGATGACAGTGGCGTCCTCGATGTCGCCGACGCCCGGTGTCCACCAGACGTCGAATGGCGATACGCGCATCCAGAAGAGCCGTGGCTTCTGCTGGACGTTGGCTCTGCCTCCGCGCCAGTCGACCGTGGGCACGATCCGCACGACGGGGCCCTTGATGCAGGCGAAGGGGAACAGTGGGAGGTCGACCAGGAACTCGGCGAGAGCCTTGTAGAAGTTGCCCTCAGTCAGCAGCTCGTCGATCTTGTCCTCGGAGATTTTTGCCTGGGCGCCGGCGCGCTTCTTGGCGGCGCTCAGCGCGGCGCTCATCAGATCGAGCGTGCGGTCGCGAATGGCGTTCACGTCCGGCGGCTTGCCGGCCTTCGCATTGGTCTGGCACTCGACGCCGACCAGCTCCTGGATCGCGGCGATGATCTCCGGCGGGATGGCCGGATCCTCCGAAGGGTCAAGCCCCCACGGGCGGTCGGGAGAGAGATAGACGTCCCTGAGCAGGCTCGTGGCGCCGCGGCATTTCATGGCGATAACACGCGCGAAAACTTCTGAGCCGCCAAACTTCTTGATGTCGGCGAGCTTCGTCGCGTCGTAGTTGCCGTTGAACGTCCGCAGCGCAGCGAGCAGTCGCTCGGACCAGCCAGCGACCGCGTTGTTGCGGTGCTGCTTCATGATGTCGAACTGCGTTCGGATATGCCCGGCGAGATTACTCAGCGCGACGGGATCAGTGGCGCTCTGCTCAGCAGCCGCCTTCGCTTCGTCCTGCGCTTTGATCGCGGCATTGAGCTGCCCCGGCGGGACCACTCGAAGAAGACCGCGTCCCTGAAAATCGTTGGCCATACGCCGTCTATAGAGTATAGCCGGATGGTCGACAAACTATATATGGTATCATGAAAGTATAATGGCCACCACAACTATTACATCGCCGAGCTTGAGCAACAACAGCATGGTAAAGCTGGCTCGCGAAATTGCGATGGATATTCACCCTCTCGAAACTATACTTAAACAGTACTCGATCGACGCCCAATCATGGCTGTCTCTACAGGCAAACCCGAAATTCATTCAGCTGCTTTCGAGCCAGGTTGAAGAGTGGAATGGGGCCTCAAACACCCACGAACGCGTCCGCGCAAAGTCAGCGGCGATGCTCGAGGAGTGGTTGCCCGAACTAAATAATCGCCTGCACGACGCCGACATTGGTCTCCCTGCGAAGGTCGAGGCCGGAAAAATGTTGGGTCGCATGGCCGGCATCGGCGTCCCCAACGTCGACGGCGCGAGCGCCGGCGAGCGCTTCACCGTGACGATCAATCTCGGCGAAGACCACAAGCTGAGTTTTGAGAAGCAGTTACCCGCGAAGGTAATTGATCACGACCCCGACGAGTAAGTGATCTCCCGAAGCCAGTACCTGAAGAACTGGCGGAAGAACAACGCCGCGCGCATTCGCGCCTACGACAGGCTACGGGCGCCGATGTTGGCGGATCGCCGCCTCCAGCGGCGGTACGGGATCACGACGAAAGAGCGGAACCGGATGCTGCGGCTGCAAGGCTACCGCTGCGCCGGCTGCCGCAAGAAGAAACAGGGTCATTGGCACACCGACCACTGCCATCGGACGGAACAAGTCCGGGGCATCCTGTGTCGCCCTTGCAACCTGGCACTCGGTTTTGCCCGCGACGTACCGTCCACGCTCCGTCGTCTTGCTGACTATCTTGAGAAAGACCACGGATGAGCGTCATCAATTTCACGGCGCCGCC